TATCACAAGTCCATCATACGGTATCGCAGGATCAGTAGCCGATGCCAGGACAGCTCCGTAAGCACCTGCCACCTTATATGGCTCAGGCTTAGCCAGATTGTCTGACGCATAGCTGATGTAGCCGATCGACGTTCTACCGTGATTGAGAGCAGCCGCTAGTGCTTCGATATTCGAGTACGTGTTCACCTGATCCGTCACACCGAGTACCTGGATAGCAGGACGCTGCTCGAGAGCGCCTGATACGAACTCCACCATGTTCTTGAGCTTACCAGCATTGGTGGAATCGCACAGAGTATTAACGATGATCGTGTAACCTGAACTGACGATGCTGTTGAGGACCGTGCTTGCAGTAGCATAGTCACCAAGGTCAGGATCGGAGCTACCGCCAGTAGGCTCAGTAGCTACGACACCCATGCCAGTACAGCCTGCCGTGATTTTGTAACTGACTGCGATCTGGTTGCCGAGCGTACCAGCGTTACGTGCTGTGAGGATGGCGCTGTTACCGCTGAGACTGACTGTAACAGGAAGATTGTTCTGGACTTGCTGGATAGCTCCTACGATGCCAGTCGCGCCTTGAGCAGCAGTCCACCCAGCTCCGATCGACACATCGATCTCAGTGTCACCGATCCAGATAGCCAGCGTGCCTGCCGTGCCAGCCTGTCCTGTCACACCGATAGAGCCTGCCGCGGCTGTGGATCCGTTGTCATCGATACCGACTACAGTCAGATCGATGTTCGGATTGGCTTTGATAGCTGACTGCGCTGCCAGGTGAGCTACGGAGCCTTGTCCGAAGTCCAGAGCGGCGTCAGCATCTGAAAAAATCTTGGTAGGAGTCTTACTGGCTACCACACCGCTTGCGGTCTTCTGAGCCAGGATACAGACCTTATCTCCGAGCGCCGTGAGACCTGAAAGAGCATTTTGAGTGTTCTCCTCGAGATACACTCCAGGTTTACGAAGGTTCGGTGGTATCGTCATAAAACTAATGTTTGGACTTGCCATTGGAGCGCTCCTTAGATTTATTCGTGTCGGAGACCTTCATCTCTTCTTGTTTCACTGGCTCAGGCGGTACATATACATGCGAACTCATCGGCTGACCGTTCACTATGATCTCGAACTGATGTCCTGGTACGCTACTCATGATACATCTATCAGATCCGACATCTCAGGTCCAGTCACTCCGGCCATGCCTGTGTAACCTCTAGGCTCCAGATAGTACTGCGCGAGTAGAGCCTGTAATGTTCCGTAGTCTGTATCTCCTGGTATCTTAGTGAAAATGTATGAGCACCAAAAATTCATCTGATAGAGCTGGTAGCCAGCCATTGCGTATTCTTTGGTCGTGATGTTTCTGAAGGACTGAGGTATGAGTGGATTCTCCAGGTAGCCGAAGTCCTCCAACATCAAGGCATTAACGAGAGCCTCTATGATGTTGTAGGTGCCTTCTTTCCTCAGTGCTTCTCCAGTCGGACCTCCTCGTTTGTGGCTGAACACTATCAACAGACTGACTATCAGTTTGGCCTTGTATGCGTAGTTCTGAGCGATTTTCTCGAATGATGCCGTGTTGATCGTGACATTGACTGCAGGTCGTCTCAGGTTAAGCGTACCTGCTATCAGATCCTTATAGTTGATCTCCTCGACATCGACACCAGCATCTTTGAGCCTCTGGTTGATGCTTTCCTGGATAGTCGATATCATTTATCAGTACCATTGCCAGTTATTCGTCTGTGCTGTCGTGATCATCGTCTGACCGGCTTTGTTGTTCACCAGCCAGGTCGGATTTTGCTGTACCTCGAACGGACTGAACCTGCCACTTTGGATGTCCTTCAGCATCGACATAGAGTCAGAGAAATTTTTCTTAGCTGCCTCAGGTAGAGTCAGAGCCAGCTGAGATTTATACATGTAATAGATCGCTAGCTCTATGCTGATGTTACGGATGTCGCCTGGGACTGTGGTCAGCGGTAACGAAAAACGTCCTCTCAGGTAACCATCGATCGTACTATCAGCACGGCGTATGTACTCATCGATCTTCTCTTCATCAATCTCATCGGTATCATGCTGGTCGGTGATCTGTAGGATCTCCTCCTCAGGCATGTGAGCTTTGAGATCGGCTAGAGTGCAGTATGCCATGCTACTTTATCCTGTGCTCGTAGATACGCTTGATCTGTTCTAGGAACTCTTCATTTGAGAAATCGTGCTTCATTATATTACACCATCTACAGCACGGAACCACATTATCTACTGAGTATCCTTTTGAACTATCGACGCGATCAAGACCGTTGTATTTATATTGAGAATATTCTGAGTTTCTTCCTGATACCTGAGATGGTTCTTTTCCGCAATAGTGACAATTTTCACTGGTTAATCTTTTGAAATCCTCAAGATTTATATCAAAATCTCTTTTTTTCTTTTTTGCATTATCTTGATATCCATGATACAACTCATTCAATCCTGACTCACCTTGTGCTCTGTCGAGCATTCTTCCGCAACCGCATGTAGTGGATTTTCCTCCAGTTAAATTAGAATGCAAATAAACTCTTTCTCCTCCGCAATCACATTTGCATAACCAATAGGATTTACCGTTTTCAAACCTGTCTTTTTTAATGACTGTTAGTCTTCCAAATTTCTTTCCGGTCAGATCCTTAAGGTTTCTACATTTACAGCACTTCTTTTGATATCCATTCACCACTCTTCCAGGTAGCACTCTTATTTCATTGCCACAATCGCATTTGAACAGCCATATTTGCTGTCCTTTTGTGTAAGAGCCTACTTTCCGAATGGCTGTCAAGCTACCAAACTTCTTACCAGCGATGTCAAAGAACTTGGTTCTGGCCATACAATCCTCCTTATGGATTGTCACCTTATTTTAGTTAGGTGGGAGCAGGCGGTAAGGTTCCGCTTTTCAGGAGCTACCTTAGCTCCCACCTATAATATACTTATTTCTCGGTTATATCTGTAAAAATAGCGTAACTCCTTGATTTTACGCCGTTACCGTATTCTTCCATACGAAGCCCACGTCCAAGGCAACCGGAGAAACGTCAACCATTTCTGTGATCTGATACACAGTCGAGCGCACTGTCTCATCACGATAACCGCGCATGTATCTCAGCGATCCCATGTACGGACACCGGAACTGATAACCAGCCCCCAATGCCCGGAGGCCTGGAGCTTCTTGATAAAAGAGAAAGGCATTTCCTTTACCAGACGGATTCCAGATTGACGCCGTGGTCGGAGCAGTCGTGGACTTCGTCTCATTCGACGTCACCAGAATAGCACGACCGACCAGCACCTCATCAAGCTCAAGCACAGCAGCCATGAGATCAGCAGTGATCACACCACGCTGCGTGTACTTGATCTTGTCCGCGAACACTGGATTCGACTGCTGCGCGATAAACGTGCTATAGTCGATCACCAGTTTGTTCGGCAGGACACCGGTGCTCTTACGGATGCTATCCTTCGCGCTGAAGATATCAGCGATCATCGTGTTGGATGTCGTAGCCAGACCCCACCCAGCACTCGTCGAAGGAGTCGTTCCGCCTTTGGCACCATCGATCCAGACGTTGCCGAAGATCTTATCCGCTACCAGCTTCTCCTTGTAGTTGTCAATCTTCGTCACGATCAACTGGACCGCGTCGATGATCGGCTGCAAAGGAAGCTGACCTGGCATCTGAGCGATATCGAGCAGCTCGTCGGTGACCACAGCTTCAGCACTGATCTGCTGAGGAGCCACCAGCTGGCTATCGATATTGTAGTTGAACCGTCTCGTCAACGCACCTTCCGCACGGATCAGATCACCATCCTGAAGACGAAAGAGATTGGCTTTCGAGTACTTCAGGACCTTGGTCTGCAGTGTCGGAACCGGCACGATCGGAAACACCTGCTCCTGTATAAGATTTCGCGGCTTATACTGGATAGTCAGGTTTTGCAATGCAACAGGTACGACTACCTGTGAGACTGATGGAAGAGGCATATTTCACTCCTGTTTGATCGTTGTTTCACCACACTCTACTCTGCATAGTTAACAGAGTATCAGCTTAGCTCGGATTCTGGTCGATCAGCCTTACCGTGATGACGTCATCAGCTGCAGTAGAAGCCTGAAGCATGACGGCTCTCGCATACTTGAGCGAGCTGGCTGCAGTGATACCACGACCGGTATTGTCAGTACTCGAACCGTCGTACTGCGGCATGAGGAACGTACCGACACTGTATGCATCCGCAACGCGAAGTCTCGTCACACCACTGAGCACGACTGTCGGCTGGATCTGTCCACCTGCACCAGTGATACCGGCACTCGGTATGTTGTTCATGATACCGATAGCGTACTCGGTAGCACTCACTGGCTTACGGACCCATCCTTGGCCAGTACCGGTTTCCTGAATAAGAAACTTATACTGGTCTGCTGACAGATCCTCGAACTGCTGGAAACTCGTTCCGTACTCCTGAAGGTTCCAAGCCATACCAAACTCCTTGTCTGATTGTTGTTATCTATAGTTCATGAGCCTGCGTTACTTGCACGATGCTGCACGTGCATACTCCGCCATAAACTGCGGATACTTCTGTGCGCACTCAGCAAACGCCTGCTTCATAGCATCGTCATAAGATGTGTTTGGACTGAGCTTCATGCGATCATTGATGTCACTCTGGATGTACTCATCCAGGTCTGCCGCGGACGTAGGCACAGGTCGCAACGCATCCTTAGGTGGCAGGTTCGGTAGGATCTCACCGAACTCAACGACCTTCGGCATGTCTTTGAGATGTGTCTTATACTGAGCAACTGACGAATCAGCCATCTCTTCCGAGAAGTTCCTGGAGCTATCGATGTACGCTCGTGCCTCGAGGTTTTCGAGTGTAGCATCGAGATCAGCTGGACGGAGTCTTCCTTCAGAGACAAGCTGTTCGCAGAAAGTACGATTGGAAGCAGCTGACAGTTTATTTTCAAGGCTCTTCTTAAGAGCCTCAAGTTCGGACTCCAGACTTGTGACCTTGGCCTTGAGCTTCATATTCTCTTCAGCCATGGCATTCGCCTCGTTCTTCTCAGCAGCGATGACTTCTTTGGACTTCTCCTGCATGGCGTCAGTGGTTTTAGGATCAGGTGTCTCACGCTTCACGTTGGCGTCGTTGGTGGCATCACCAGCTTTGACATCAGCCTTCTCACTCAACTCCTTGCCATCTTCCTTGGCGACACTTGACTTATTGGTAGCCTCACCATTGGTGACTTCACTGAAATTCTGGACGTCCACCTTGAACATGTTAAACAGCTTCTTGAAGAAACCGTTTTCTTGCTTGAGCGCCTCTATCTCAGCGACTGGCTGGACTACCGTATCCACAGCTTTATCCATTGTCAACTCCTCTGTGAACGAGTATGTGTGAAAAGGTTTGTTTTCTTCGAATGATAGAGGCTGGAGACCTGCGATTGCCGGTTGTTGAGCTCCTAGCCAGCCTACGTGCCGCACCGTATTATCAGGATAGAGAGATATGGACCTTGACTTATAAGATCCATTCTTAAGAGCGTCGATGAACGATTTATTAAGCTGTCCGAATTTTCCTACAAGTTTATCGCCGACATGCTTTACATCTTCCATCCAGCCATAAGCCGGTGAAGATGAGACGAGATCGCTTGGATGACCGAGGACAAGTGGAGCAGGTTTGGTTGATTTCTGAGCTGCATAGTTCTTTTCAATCTCATCCAAATCATCGTCATCCCACTCGTCTTCATCTCCAGAAGAGTCTTTATGTTTTCCTGCAGAAAAAATTTCAGCCCAGAGTTTCTGTTCGCCTGCCTCTTCCGCGAGACCGAGTGGAGGATCATTGCTGATAGGTTCCTGTATGAGGCGGTCTTTTGGTTCTTTGGCGGAGAAATCCTCAGGAGTCACACGACCGAGATCTACGGACTCAGGCGCTGGTGTTATCTCTTTTATGGTGACTTCAGAATTCATTTGAAAACCTTATGACCAATTAGTATATTACAGGTACAGATGAGATGACTTGACATGAGATGGGCTGAGTTGACTTGAGATGAAATGATGTGAGATGAGGTGAAATGACTTGATTTGAGATGACTTGAGTTGAGATGAAATGATCTCATCTGATCTGACCTGAAGGCCTCGGTACTCGTTATCGAGGCCTTTCCTTTCTCACTTTGATTCCGCCTGCTCTCCTACCTTACGTATCAAACTCTCGAGTTCTATCGTGCGAGCATGAGCGGTCTCGTAATCCAATCCTTCAAGCTCCATGAGCTTGGCTTCTATGATCTCGTGAGTACTCGACATTTCGATATCTTCAGTAGTCTGTAACTTTTCTATCCAGATTTCGTGCTGCGGTATCCATTTGTAAACTAACCAGTGCCCGCCTTCGACGTAATCCGTATCGAAATGGTCTCTTACGTATTGCCCATCAACGAGATATAGCTTCCAGCCTTCAGATGTTTCACCTATCTCTTGCTTCCACGACTGACCTGGCTCGCTGAAATTTTTTGGTCTATACTGTACGGACAGATTCCTCAACGCCACCGGAACTGACACAGTACTCGCTGTGGCAGTAGCTCCTTCATCATGATCCGAGGAATCCTTGTCATCTCCTGTGGCTGCTACCACAGATGTCTTCATTTTGTGCTTGACCAGCCAGCTCTTTGCTTCAGACACGCTAAATTTATCGGAGGAGAATCGCACTGCCTGGATCTGACTCTTGCCGCTTTTGATGCCGTAGATGAAATGCACGCCACTGCCACCGGCATCGTTCTGGCGTCTGAATTTATCAAACTGACCAGGATCAGCCTGTCGAGCTGAGTGCTCACTCACAAACGGCAAATTTCCTCCTCATTCACTCTCAATGTAATACATACAGTACTGAAAACCAGGTTGAGAGCTGGTACCGTATTACATTGAAGTGAACAGATTTCGTGCCATTTCGATGCTTTTTCGGTCACTTTTGGTACAAAACACGCCCAAAATCGTACTTAAGCCTGTTTAAATAGATTTTTTTCAGGAGGTTCTGTCTACACCATGTCCCAACATCTCACGACCATCAAAAAGAAAAAACTTTTTCTGCAGACCTACTGGTCCAGCAAAATGCAGGTGTGCGAAG